CCGCACCATCGCCACCCTCCGCGCCGCGTTGGATGAATGCCGTCGGCTGGCCGATCCCGGCACCGACAGCGACACTCCCACCGATGGACGGGGGCAGCGGCTCAACTGGATCTGGAGGACGGCCCGCGCCGCCCTCGCCACGGCGCAGGAGGCCGGGGGATGAACGGGATGCAGCAGCGTCTCGTGTTCGGCAGGGACCGCGACCCCGGCGTCTGCGACGAGTTGGTGGAGTTGACCCGCGGTGGGCAGCGGAAGTCGAACCCGATGATCCTCACCGTCGGCCGCGGAGGCGAGGGGACGATCTGCGGCACCTGTTCGCACCTGTTCCTCGTCGGCGGGGTGGCTGGGCGGTACTACAAGTGCGATCTGCGCCGGGTGTCATCTGGCCCGGCAACCGATCACCGCGTCCGCTGGCCCGCCTGCGCCCGTTGGGAGGCCCGTCCATGAGCGACATCATCGAACGCGAGAACGGCCGCACCTACATCAACCGAACCCCACCCTGCGGCCACGGCAACGGGACGCACCCGTCCGGCTGCTGGTACATCGCGGTGTGCGATGCCGTCGCCGCCGAGCGTGCGCGGATCGTGGCCGAGGTCAAGGCGCTCCCGACGCTGGTGCTCCCGACCGGAACCTACGTCGATGTCGAGGACGTGTTCGAGGCGGTGACGGAGCCATGAACGGCTGCGGGCACGAGGACTGTCAACGCCTTACCGGCTACCCGACCGTTTGCCAGCACAACTACGTTACGATGGGACAGGTCGCCCTCGCTGAGGCCGTCGCCCATCATCACCGCTGGGTGTTCGACGGCGCGCTGTCCGGCGGGATGCTCGTCTACCACTGCGACGACCATGATCCGCCCGTGGTGCGTCAGGTCTGGCCGGGGGTGACGCTGTGACCCGCCGCGCCCTCGCCTCCTACCTCGGCGCCATCGTCTGCATCGCGTGGGCCGTGCTGACGGCCATCGCCTACCTGCGGGGGAAGCCATGACCTAGATATTCCGGTACAGTGGTAGAATAGCGCCATGCCAAACGGACACGAAGGCATTCAGGCGTATCGGTTCAGCGAACGTCGCCGGGCCGTCTTTCTGACCGAATTGCGCAATGGGCAGACAGTCAGAGCAGCAGCCGCAAGAGCCGGTGTTAGTGATGTCACGGTCTACCGGCACATGCAGGGCGATGACACATTCAGTAGCGCTGTGGCTCGCGCCCGTGATGAAGCGGAGGCCAAACTACTTGACGGAATAACCAAGGCGGCGCATACTGGAGAGACGATCACGACTGCCGGGGGCGCCGTGGTTACCAAGCCGGGAGACTGGAGGGCGGGCGCGTGGATGCTGGAACACCACCCGCACACCAAGGAGCGTTACGCCACCATCACCAAGGCGCAAGTGGGGGGCGACCCCTCCAACCCGGCGCCCGTCCAAGTGGGTGTGACTGTTGACCTCGGACCAGCGACCATCGAACGATTGGGACAGGTGGTTAGCATCTTGGCACGCGCAGGAGTTGTCCAACTCCCCGCCGGAGGAGGCGGAGAACTCACCATCGTGGATGGCCGAAGCGTTGAGGCTACTGACCCCACGGATGAGTCCGAGAGTCCCGCCTGATCACGTCCCCCACCCAACCCAGCAGGCGTTCCTCCTCTTGGATTCATTCGAGGCGTTCTACGGGGGGGCAGCGGGCGGCGGCAAGTCGGACGCCCTCCTGATGGCAGCGCTGCAATACGACGACGTGCCCAACTATCGGGCGCTCATTCTGCGGCGCACCTTCCCAGAGTTGTCGATGGCGGGCGCCATCATGGACAGGGCCAAAGACTGGTTGCTCGCCCGAGGTGTCCTGTGGAACAGCAGCGAACACGTCATGACGTTCCCGTCCGGCGCCACCCTGACTTTCGCCCACGCCCAATACGAAGACGACGTGCGCCGGTTTGCCAGCACCGAGTTCCACTTCATTGGCATCGACGAGGTTACCCGTTTTACCGAGTGGATGTACCGCTTCCTGTTCTCTCGTATCCGCAAGAACGCTGGCGACCCGATCCCCCTGCGGATGCGTTCAGCGTCCAACCCGGGTGACATCGGGCACGAGTGGGTCAAGGCTCGATTCGTCAACCCGGGCGATTCAGAGCGCCCCTTCATCCCGGCCCGCCTGTCGGATAACCCAAGTCTCGATCAGGCCCAATATCTGAAGTCGCTGGAGCAGATGCACCCTCTGGAACGCCAGAGGCTTATCGACGGCGACTGGGACGCATCGGCAGTCGGCGCGTTCTTCAGGCGGGAATGGTTCACCATCCGGGACGTCCCGCCTGCGGCTCTCCTCAAAGTCACGCGCTATTGGGATCTTGCCGCCACTCCTCCCAATGGGACAAACGACCCGGACTGGACGGTCGGGGTCAAGATGGCAACTGCCGACGATGGGCGCTTCTGGATTCTGGACGTGCGGCGCCTACGGGGTTCGCCCCATGACGTGGAGGCTACCATCCTGCAGACGGCCGCCATGGACGGCCCCGGGGTCCGGCAAGTCATCGAGCAGGAGCCGGGTGCTTCTGGGAAGCACCTCGTCGCATACTACGCCCGGGTGCTGGTGGGGTCCCCCATCCGGGGCGAGCCTTCCGTGGGCAACAAAAAGGTGCGGGCTGCGCCGTTTGCTTCTCAGGCAGAGGCGGGTAACGTCGTGCTGGTTAACGGCCCGTGGGTGTCTGCCTTCCTAGATGAAGCCGAAATGTTTAGTGGGGAGGACGGCATCCACGACGATCAAATCGACGCAGCGACCGGCGCGTTCAAATCGCTGCTCGGCATTGCCAAGGCGACTCAGACGGCGTATGCTGTGCCCTACAGGGCGCCAGTGGTCCGGCGGGGTGATCTTACACTCGTCGGGGAGAAATACGTAGACAAGATCAAATAGGAGGCGCTCGTGGCTGCGGGATTCGTAAAGGTTATCTCCCCGGCCAACAAGAAGCCGGTGCGCATCAGGGCGTCGAAGACTCCCGGCCAGTTGGCCGCACAGATCGGGCGCATCCATTCCAAGCAGTTCAAGGGGAAGTAATGGGACGCAGACTCTTGGGCGGTGCGGCATCCGCTAGCATCTCCAACAAAGAGATCAAACGGACCAAGATGATCTACATGATCGGGAAAGACGGCCCCGGCGGTCGCTCGGGGGACGTGCCCGATACGCCCGCAAACCGGAAGAAGTACAACGCCATCGTCAAACGGTTCAATTCCGGCGGCAAAAGTCCAAGCGGCGGCGGCGGCCAACGTCGGGACGCCCGGGGTAGGTTTGCCTGATGGCGGCCCGCGACTACAAGGCGGAACGGTTGGCGGAGTCCCCAGACAGGAAGGCGCAGCGGGCTGCCCGTAATCGGGCACGGCGTACCCTGAGGATGAAGCCGGGCGATGGCAAGCAGGTCGATCACAAGGTGCCTCTCTCCAAGGGTGGCAGCAACTCCCCCACCAACCTGCGCACCGTGAAACCCAAGACTAACCTCACCAAGGGCGCCAAGACGAAGGGCGGCTGACATATGGCGGTCGATTCCGTCGATCAGATGGTCATCGATACCCTGAAGGAGCGCCTTGGGGACCGATCCGAGAAGGCCGATCAGGAGTTCCTGCGCAAGGTCGCAGACATGGGTGCGGAGAGGCTGGGCCATTACAAGACCGCACTGGAATACTACGAGGGCGAGAAAGGGGCGCTGCTCACCGACCGGGCCAAATCGTTCCTCCAGCGCTCCGGCTTGGCATACGGGGAGAACTTCTGCGCCACCGTGGTCGATGCCCTTGCCGAGCGCCTATCGATTGCCGGGCTGACCACGGACCTTGCCGAGAAGGACTCCGAGACGGGCGAAGAGTCCGACACTTTGGGCGAATGGCTGTGGGATATCTTCGACCGCAACCGGGGCGACGAGACACAGACCACCGTGCACTCCGAGAGCCTGAAATACGGCGACGGGTTCGTGGTCGTGGACTTCGACCCAGCCAAGGGCATCCCCCGCTTCACGTGGAACAGCCCAACACTGGTGCGCCCGTTCTACGATGACGGCATCCTCTCGTATTGCTCCAAGGCGTGGAACACCACGGCCAAGAGTCCCACCAACCCAGCCGGTAAATCGATCCGGCGGCTCAACATCTACTACCCGGACAAGGTAGAAAAGTGGTTCAGTACCGCATCCGATTCTGAGAACGCCGAATGGGTCGAATGGCTGGATGACGGGGACGGGACGTGGCCCACGCCTTGGGTGGGCAAGGACGGCGCCCCGCTGGGCGTGCCGGTGTTCCACTTCCGGAACAAGCGCACCGCTGACCTCGGGCAGGCTGAACACTGGCAGTCGATTCCCCAGCAAGACCTCCTGAACAAGCAACTGGTGGACCTGTCCAACGTCATGGACCATCAGGGTTTCCCTCAGCGCTACGCGATGGGCGTGTCGGACACTTCCAGTCTGACCACCGACCCGGGCGTGGTGTGGACCAGCGAGAACCCGGGCGCCCAATTCGGGCAGTTTCAGGCGGCAGATCCCGGCGGGTTGTTGAAGGCAGTCGAGTCCACCCTGATCCGCATCGCCACCCGGAGCCGCACGCCCGCCCATCTGGTATACCTCTCGGGCGGGCTGCCTTCGGGCGAGTCCTTGAAGACGGCGGAGTCCGGCCTCGTTGCCAAGACCAAGAACCGGCAGATTTACTTTGGCGGCGTCTGGGCTGAGGTGTTCCGCATGGCGGCCATGGTTGCCGAGACGTACGGGGCGCCCTCCGAGACGCCACCCGTCCACTTCCCCGAGTTGCGGGCGCTCTCGATCAACGTCCGGTGGGCCGACCCGGAGACGCGGAACGAGAAGGAACATCTCGACGCACTTACGGTGATGTCGGCTCTGGGCGTGTCCAAGGAGACGATCCTGTCGATGATCCCGGGCATCGACCCGGCCGAGGAAGGAGAGAAGAAGGCTCGAGCCATGCCCGACATCGGCGCGGTGGGCGCCAACCTGATGGATATGGCGGCCACGAACCCGCCTGAAGTCTTGCCACAAGGAGGCGAATAGATGGCCAGAGCGGGGGGTAAAGTCCCGGCCGGGGTTACATTCGGGTCTATCCGGGTCGGCACTTCTGGCACGTACACGTCCGGGGCAACAGCAGGGATGCGGACCAAGACGCGCACGCCGTCTTTCACGGGCGGTTCCACGGAGGCGGCGCTAAAGGGGCTGCGGAGCAACCGGGCGGGACTGGCAGCGGCCTACCGCCAGCAACGACGAGATGCACGAGGAAGGTTCGCATGAAGACCCGCATCATCGCGCCGCTGCCCGTCGGCCCCGGGGGCGGCAAGTCAACAGCAATGGGTCCCCGCAAGTCAACCATCGCCAAGGGCGCGTCAGGCCGTGGCCCCGCCGCCTTCGCAGCCTCTCATGGCGTGAGCATGTTCGACCCCAAGAAAGAGTCGAAGATGGGGTCCTTGAAGCGGCTCAAGAAGGAGACGCGCCCCTACACGCCGAAGCAGTCGGCCAAGATCGAGAAGAACTTGCGCGCTGGCGGCTCAGGCGGCAAGGTCTACAAGAAACGCCTCGCCTCCATCTCCAAGACGGCGGGCAAGGGCATGAAACACAAGCCTGCCGGGACGCCTGCCGGGGGCCAGTTCTTTTACTGGCGGGCGACCTACCGCCGAACACGGGGGTTGGCCCTAGTCTGAGATGGCCGTCAACACCATCCAGCAGGCGTCGGAGCGGTTCCGTAAGCGGCTGCGTGAGCCTGACCTCTCTGACCGCAACGCCCTAAGTTACGAGAAGCAACTCGCCTCGTCGTACACTAAGGCGTGGGATACGATCAAACGCAAGTGGGACCTGCTGGCGCAGGATGTAAACACCAACCAGAAGCGCACGACGGCGGGCGCCCTCTACCGGATGGACCGTTACAAACAGTTGATGCGGATCATCGAGGAGCGGTTGGGCGACCTCACCGTGGAGGCCCGGGAAGCGGCGGCGGCCGGTGGGTTCCGGAGCATCGACGCGGCCATTCAAGAGATGCTCACGCAGCACCTCCCCGCCGGGTATGGCCCCACGAGTTCAGATTGGGAAGTGCGGGGCAACCGGGCACGGGCCGAGGCGATCACGGCGTTCACCTCGGAGTTCTCCCCCCTGTCTGACCTGTTCCAGAAGTACGGCCTCGCGGCGGCGGTGCAGGCCCGGACGGTGATCACTTCCGGGGTCATCGCCGGATTGGGCACCGATGTAATCGCCCGTGGTCTGCGCGAGGCACTGGGGACGAGCCTGTGGCACTCCAACTTGATCGCCCGGACGGAAGTCCACCGGGCCTACCGCGAGGCGCAGCGCATCTTCGTGGAGGGGAACCACACAGAGTTCAAGGGCTACATCTGGCGGGCGGCGCTCGACAACCGCACCTGCATCATCTGTTGGGAGCGGCACGGCACCTTCTACCCGGTCTGGGTGGACAAGGAAGGAACGCCGCACGCCCCGCCCTTTGAATCGCACCCGGGTTGCCGGTGTGCGCTGGTCCCCCGCGCCCGGTCGCTGGCCGACA